GGAAATCACTAAACCAATCCAGAACTGAGCTTGCGCAGGTTGGCTTCTCTTTGCCAAGCTCTGCCGCTACTTCGCGCCAGCGTTGTCGCAAGTAGCCTTGTCTGGCAGCGTTCCAGACTTCCACTCGGCGTAGTGTTGGCAGCTGCTGGTGATACAGGTCTATGACTGCTTGATGCTGACAGTCTGGCAACGCAGGGCCACCGTCAGGTGGACATATATTGGTATCTACTGAAGTTAAAGATGAAGATGGAGAAGAAGATGAAGATGAAGATGAAGGGGTTGGTTTTTGTTTAACCTCGTTTCCAACCTCGGGGATAACCTCAAGGTTAACCTTCAAGTTAGGGTTTCCACCTAGTTTGCCACCCTCTGCCCTCTTGTTTCGCAGGCATTCGTCTCTGACCATGCGCTTTGAGTAGATTTCACCTCCTTCGGCAAAGTCGTAAACACCAGCCTGGTTCAACTCATCAAGCCAACCTACAACTTCAGGCAAGGTTGCCCCGACCATGCTAGCAAGGTTGGGTGGAAGGATAACCTTGTTGCCAACCTTCAGGTGTCCATATGGATTACCTTCGTGCATGAAACAGATCATGTCAATCCATAGGCCACGCGCAGCCGGTGAACATGATCTGAGCGCCGTGTCCCTCAACCAGTCCGATGGATAGAACTGAAAAGATGGGCGTTTCATGTTGCGTCTTCTCCTTCATAGGCTTCGGCAATCAAACTTTTTTCGCGGTTCCAAATTTCTCTGAATTGATGAACCGACAGCCAGACAACAACTTCAATGCCGTCCGGTCGTGTTTGTGTAATGGAAATAAACCCTGCTCCATCTCCAGCAACCACCGTTTCCGCTTCCATAGGTAAGTAAATAGCCATAAAACCCCAAAAAAAAAGGGCTACACCTGCTGTCTCACCTTTCGGTGTTGGCGGACTGGCGCAATACCAGCAGACAGCATGTGTAACCCTACTGCGAATGACGCCGCCAAGCGTCCTAAAACTTCCCAATCTTACCCTACAAACCACCCTGGTCGCAAGACTTTTAGCTGCCAAATCCTTCGTTCTGGTATCTCTGTCCACTGGCTAACAGCAGCATCACTGATCTTCAGCAATGCCGCCAGCTTGGCCTGGGAGCCAGCAAGAGTGATCGCCTGTTCTTTAGTCATGCCGCATTGTAAGCTACCTTACCAGAGGCAAAGCAATCAATACTTGAGTAAAGTTAAGGGGGATTAACAAAGTTGTTGACGCTGGCAATTAAGCTGGCTTACAATCGTCAGCAATCCTCAACACAACGTAGGGGTCTTTTAGGAAAACATCATGAGCAAAACTCCCATCTGGACAACTGGCTACAAGCCAACCAAAGCAGATTTGTATGGTCTGTGCAACCACCGTTTCGAGACTGCTGGCGGTCTTGTGCTGGACTGCTACTTAGCGTTTGAAAAAGAAGAACGCGCCACCTTCGATGACCCTGGTTGCGCTGCTGCCGTTGAGTTGATCTGGGCCTTGGTCGAAGGCGTGGATATCAGCGAGGTGCTGGGCGACTGGGTTGAAACGATTGAAGAAGAGGCACTGCGCGACCTGGAAGACCAGATTGAAGACGCTGCATTTGATCGAGGTGAGGAATGAACTGGCTGGCGGCGGGGTTGATCGCCTTAGTCATGTCGGCGGCTTACCTGCTGGACGGCCCCTCTGAGCATGACGCTAGGGTAGATACAGCAGAGGAGAAGATTCAGAAAATGTGCGGCGAGAACGCAGGCTGGAAGCTGCTGGAAGATGGGTCGGTGCAGTGCTACACGCATCGCGGTTTCAAAACAAAGAAGGTGCAACTATGAACATTCAACAGATTTTAGATGGCATACACGCTGTTGTTGCTAAATCATATGCAGGGGCAGAGCCTGCTGATCGGCTGGCGTTTGAGTGCGGGATGCTGACCAGTGCGCTGCGGGAAATGGCGTATCTGTTGGAGAACGCAGAACAGCGCGTGAAAGAGTTGGAAATTGAAATTACTTACAAAGGAAACGTATGACAACTATGACCATGATCCATGACGTTCAGTCAATTGAAATGACTGAGGCAAAGCAAAGCATCAGTTCAGCCGGGCCTTTTTGGACGCGCAAGCTGACAGTGGTTGACAACAAAGGCAATGAAACGCAGATCACCTTGTTTGCTAAAAACGAAGAACCGCTTGAAATTAAGGAGTTGACATGAAATTGATTGCCAGCGCACTAGTGAAAGCACAAAAGGCCTTCGGGCCTGCTTTAAAGACCGCTACGAACCCGCATTTCAAGTCACGCTATGCTGACCTTGCTGCTTGCGTTGAGGCCGTCATAGGCGGTTTAAACGATAACGGCATAGCACTCATCCAGAAATGCTACGACTGCACCGATGGCGTCATGGTGGAAACCATGTTTGTCCACGAATCAGGTGAAATGCTGGAGTGCGGCATCCTCCATGTACCAGCTGCCAAGCATGACCCCCAGGGCTACGGCTCTGCTCTGACGTATGCCAGGCGGTACAGCCTGATGGCGGCTTGCGGGATTGCACCCGAGGACGATGATGGCAATGCAGGCAGCAAAGCACCGCCCAAAGTTTCTGACGCCACGGTTAATGCGCTGCTGGCCGACATTGCTGATTGCTTTACGCATGACCAACTGAAGGAAGCATTTTTTAAGGGAATCAAAACTGTGGGTAATGACCAAGCCGCCCGTGATCAGATTACCAAGGCCAAAGATGCAAGAAAGGCAACACTATGAGCATCTTGTTTAGAGCCAGCGCATTGAGCGCAATCATGACTGACGGCAAAGGCAAAGACGAATTGTCGGTCGGGGCTAAAACCTACGTCACTAAATTAGCCAAAGAAATGATCTACGGCTACGACGAACGGGCAACCAGCAAGTACATGGACAAGGGCATCCAGGTCGAGGACGAATCAATCGATTTGTATAACGCTGTCCATCTGACCAGCCACAGTAAGAACACTGAGCGCCGAAATAACGCCTGGATAACTGGCGAGGCTGACATTGTTGCTGATGACAGAATCATTGATATTAAGTCCAGCTGGTGCCTAACCACCTTCCCGGTCCTGGCTGACCAGGGCAGAGATACCGGGTACGAATGGCAGCTGCGAGCCTACATGATGCTGTGGGACAAGCCACGGGCAGACATTGCGTATTGCCTGGTCAGCACTCCCGAGGCTTTGATTGGTTGGGAGAATAAAGCGCTTCACCAGGTTGACCACATCAATCGAGAACTGCGCGTGACCGTTGTTCCTTATGTCCGAGACTCGGTAATGGAAGACAAAATCAAAGTCAAAGTCGAAGCGGCCAGGGTCTACTATGACCAGGTTATCCAAGAAATCAGCAACCAACATATTTACTAAGGAAAAAATGGCAATCTCTAAAGAAATCAGCTGCGTAGTCGGCACATACACCAATGGCAGTGGCGAGAAGAAAAACCGTTATCAACGGATTGGTAGCATCATCCAGACGCAACGGGGGGAAATGCTCAAGCTGGACGTTATCCCACTCAAAGAAGGTGGTTGGGATGGTTGGGCATACTTGAATGACCCAAAACCAAAGGAAAGTTATAAAGGGTTGCCAAGGGACGAAGACGAAGGCGACATACCATTTTGAAAGGGACTGACATGAACGACGACGAAGACTATGAGTTGGCAAATTTTATGTTTGTAATTGCTAGCTGTATCCTGGGGCTGTTTGCCCTGGTTGGCATTGCTGGGCTGGCTGGCTTTATTTGGGGGATGCTATGAACTCCGAGGAAGACGAATTCAAACGCATCGAAGCAGAGGCTAAGCGCCGAGCAGCGAGGAACGAGGATGATGACACACAGGTCTACGTCAAGCCGTGGCAGGGTCTGACGGATGAGGAGATTGAAAGCGCGATCAGCGATGGCTTTGCACGTGGGCTTGATGATGGCAACGTATCAAACCGAGCCGTGATTAATTATGTTCGGGGTATTGAAGCCAAGCTGAAGGAACGCAACAATGGATAACAAGGATAAACCGTGGTAAGCCCACTCCAAACCCGCATCCGCGCTGCGCTTGACAAGGAGCCAGACGGCATGACTGTTTGCCATTTGACTGTGGCGCTGCGAAGCAACCCCGAGAGCATCCGCAAGTCACTGGCCCGAATGGGCGACACTTATGTTGACCGCTGGGTTAAACAGGGTACGCAATACTGCGCTGTCCACTGCCTAGCCTTTGTCCCAGAAGATTGCCCACACCCATAAACTTATTTTGCAGCGCGGCCCTGTAGCTTCTCAATTGTTCTTAAGCCGCCCAGCCCGAGCATTCCCAATAGGACAGGCAGCATCTCGGTGAGGTCTGCCGGGGCCAGGTTGATTTGATGACCAGCAATCTCTAGCGCCAGCTTGACCACCGGCAGGCCGATCCAGTTCCAACCGCAGGCGGCTACGCATACCCAGCCCACACCTGGACGCCAGCCACTCACAAACAGACTTGGGTTTTGCGCCTCTGCTTGGTTGACCTTGATCTGCTCAATCATCAGGTTTGTGTCGGCGCTCAACTGTGCCAGTTCGCCAGATTGCTGCATCT